CCGGATACCTGGCTAGGATCTTCCAGGTCTTCCAGGCGCAGCTGCTTCACGCCATGAACCGATGCGAGACCGCCATCTAGCATCAAGTTGAACATCTCATTTATGGCGAAGTTCAGGTCAGTAGCATGATCGAATAGCGCTTTGTGGAATACGCTGTGCGGCACGCGAATTAATGGAGCACATACAAACGGGCTTTCGCCATGCCAGAATGGATTGGGTTCAGGTGGGCGGATAAGAAACCTGTCGTTGGCGACAGCCGCCACTACATTTTCATGTGCCACGGTTCCGTCTTCATTAAGTATTGTACCCCAGAATTCGGCTATTTTTACCATCTTGCGGAAGCTGGGCTTGACTGTCTGGTTCTGATTTCGCTCTTCCTCAGATAGCTTCTCGTCCTCGGGCCTCCTATGATCTGTGCCAATCAGCTGACGCACCACCGCCTCATCATAGATGCCCATTTTCGCCATGGACAGAACGTCTTTCAAATCCCGCTCAACTTCATGTACTTCGTACAATCCGTTTCCAGTGGGATCAGGGTAATAATCCTCAAAGCGCAGTAGGTCAATTCGCAGACGCCACTCATCGCTTTCAACAGTAGCCATGTTTTCCCCAGGCTCAGCTGCTGCGCTAAACTGGAATCGCTTGTGCTTTGTTACGCCGCCATGAACTTTTAATATTAGCAGCGACTTCAAAAGCGCTTGCTTTACAGCATCACTTATAACAGTGGGAAACTTTATAGTGCGATTATTGGGCTGCCACAAATTATTCAAGAAGCAATTCAGTAACGATCTAACTTGTGCGCCATCTACAAGATCGGATAACTCATTATCCAGATCTACGCTGTAGTAGTCCCCAAACTGGACTAGTCCCCGTTTGATCAATGATGCCAGCTGTTCCACGCTGACAGCTACCTTAGGGAGAAATTCGGTACTTTGGCCTTCAAGTTTGTCTGAGAAATCCTGCTGGCCCAGATATGCACTCCAGTTTTTACGATTCCAGTTGCGACGGTGCCACTGCGCATCCTCGCTTTCATGCTTAAAGGCCATGATAGCCCTAATAATCTGACCCTCACGCTCATATCTGAGATCATCAGGCATAGGCGCAGCGCCGTCACCACTAGCTTGTGGGTTGTTTCCTTCCACCATAACTGGGCTCTGGTATCCGTGTTTTCTTAAATCGTTCGGTAGCAGTCACTATGCATTGCACGTGTATGCCGAGGCGGTGTTCGACGTCGCTAGTTAGCGCTGTCAAGCAGGCTCGGCATAGCGTATAATCCGTTTTTACATTTCTGTCTCTTGCGGGTCGATTTGTCAATGATGTGCCCCGAATCCGTAGCGAGGACCACTAAGCGCGCCGGGAACTCCAGATTGAACACCACTACTCGTCAGGCGCACTGGTTCTTCAAATGCCAGCATATACCCAGCGCCATCGCTCGAGTGGGTGCGCCAGAAATACGGGTCTTTCTTATTGGTCACCTTCATTACACCGCCTCGGTTATCGCGCAGCACATTCTCAAAGTCCTCGATCAAGGGCCTTGTGTTATGGGCGCACAGTTGAACACGAACCTGCCCGTTTTCGTCCTGCATTAAACGATTAACCGCGTTTATTCGGTCAGGCACTCTCGGATTATCCTCAGGCACACGCAGTTTAATTGGACAGCCATACTGTCGCATCTCGTTCATGATAGTCCAATAGTCGGATTTACCAGTTTGTCCAATCCGGCCCTTACCAGTTGAATCACCGTATAACCAGATCGCTGCTCCGTGGCGCGGCACATTATAGTAGAATAAGTCCACCATATCACGGATGCTACCCTCCTCGAGGTATAGCGCATGGTAGCAGTTGTAAACACCGTTGTGGCGCTGCCATACGCTTGAAGTCATGGGCTCAACGTTGAAGTCCCATGTCCAAAGTAGCGGCTGACGGAATGCTATTGGGGTTATTTCGGTAGTTACATGGATTGAGCGCTCAAATGAGGGATAAGCCCTGGCGCCACCAATACCAGGTATCCATTCCCCATTTAGACGGATACGGCGAGCAGCGCTTCCTTCGGGATAGATGGCCTCAAGACGCTTAATCTCATCTCGCGCGATGCCTGGATTGTCGTATATTGAGGCGCCGAAAAGTCCAGCATTTGGCAATCTACCTTCCTGCCACGGCTGAATAATCTTTGGAAAGACCCATGAAACTGTCTGGTTACCGCCTTCAGGTGGAAGAATGGTGCATGTGCAGAACACTATAAGGGGGGATTGTCCGACTCGAATGACGGCTTCCTGGTATATTTCCCACGGATGCTCTTCATCCATGTGAAGCCAGTCGCGGTCTGCGCCCTGATACTTACGGCGTCCGCTCTCCGCACTTTTGAATCCTATAAGTGATCCATTTTTCAGGCGCAGTACCTGTGCTTCTGGGTCCCACCGCTCAATCTCGTGGTCAGGTATGAACGGTTGATGCCTTCCGTCCCGCATTCCAAATCGATTGTCGAAGTATTTAGGCTGAATTACATCTCGAGATGTTGGAAAGTCCAGCGCACTGACCCATCCACTTGTTGCGCGGTCCTTAACCGCTACGCCACCGAGCGGATTTGGCGAAGTATCCCATTTTCCACCATCGGTACGGCCAAACCTAGCCAGTGTTGCGCCGATATATGCCCCAGCGTCGCTTTTTCCACTACGGTTGGCCGCAATGAACCAGTTCTCTTTCTTTTTTCCTTGCAAAACACTGTCAACAAACAGCTTCTGCTTTTCGTGAAGTGGAAAAGTCTTAAGGGGATCGGCCTCCCGACGCTTTTGCAGCTCATGCGCCAGGATCAGGTAGTCCTCCAGCTTCTCTCTATCGGACATTGTATTGAAATTTCCCGGTTTTTCGGTGTAAAATCAAGGCCTTACGTAACTTTCAATCAATAATGAGGTAACAATGTCGGAATATGGACCGCAGACACCCGCAAGTCAAGAGATCTTTAGGCAGAAGTACTGTCAACCAGGCGAGACATTCAGAGATGTATGTAATAGAGTAGCGTCAGGTCTACATTCTGGCACGAATCACTATCACGAGTTTCGGGAGATCCTACTAAATCAGCGCTTTTTACCAGCCGGCCGCGTTTTAGCCTCTATTGGTACGTCGAAAAACGTGTGCTCGCATAACTGCTTTGTATCGGGCGCAATAGAGGATTCGTTTGTAGATGGCCCTGGTAGCATCATGGACCGCGCCAAAGAGGCTGCTACGACTATGAGAATGGGAGGTGGGATTGGCTACGATTTCTCTACAATCAGACCACGCGGCTCGCTTATTAAAAAGCTCAATAGCAATGCTACAGGACCCATCTCGTTTATGCACATCTTCGATGCGGTGGGGCTTGCTACATGTTCATCAGGGCACAGACGAGGGGCGCAGATGGGGATCCTCCGAGTTGACCATCCTGATATCGAAGAGTTCGTCCATGCCAAGAATAATGGAGATCGCCTTACCGGATTTAACATATCAGTTGCAGTTACCGACGCATTCATGGCAGCGGTTGAGCAAGGCGCGTCAGAATTCCCTCTCCAGTTTAATGGCGAAACGTATAGAACGGTTAATCCAGGACAGCTGTGGGACGCGATCATGCGAAGCGCATGGGACTGGGCAGAGCCGGGAGTTATATTCATTGATAAGATCAACGAGACGAACAATCTCTCCTACTGCGAAACCATATGCGCTACCAACCCCTGCAGCGAACAGCCTCTTCCTGCGTATGGCGCTTGTCTCCTGGGTTCATTCAACTTAGTTAAATACATTAGGCCAATGTCGGAGTCTTCATACCGTTTTGACTTCGACGCATTTAAGAAGGATATCCTATGCGTAGTACGAGCTATGGACCGCATTAATGATGTGGCGCGATACCCACTGCAGGAGCAGCTACATGAGGCATTGCAAAAGCGGCGCATGGGACTTGGCGTTACAGGCGTAGCAAATGCACTGGAGACGCTCGGTTTTCCCTATGGTAAGGATGACTTTATTGCATTTTTGCATCGCGTGATGGGTACACTTCGGGATACAGCTTACTATGCATCAGCGCAGCTAGCTGAACAGCTTGGGACATTTCCGGCATTTCGGAAAGAGTATCTTGATAGCCCGTTTATTCAAAGTCTTGGCGATACGGCGCGTCAGGCGATTGATCGCCACGGCATTCGCAACAGCCATCTAATTTCGATTGCCCCCACTGGAACGATCAGTCTCTGCGCCGACAACATTTCCAGCGGCATTGAGCCAGTATTTTGTGTCCAAGAAAGTCGAACTATTCATACATTAGATGGCCGAAAACAGTTTCTTGTTGAAGACTACGCGCACGCAAACTTTAATACAGTTCCTCGTGACGCAGCAAAGGTAACAGTTGACGAGCATATTAATGTGCTTTGTACAGTGCAGATGTATACTGATAGCGCTGTATCTAAGACATGTAACGTTCCGCCGACAATGGAGTGGGATGAATTCAAGGCGCTTTACCATCGAGCATGGCGGCGCGGTGCGAAAGGATGCACTGTGTTTAATATTGGAGGCAAGCGATTTGGGATTCGCCAAGCCATTGAGGAACCGGGTTGCGCGTCAGGCGTATGCGACGTTTGACGTTTGGCCATTTTACGCGCATATTATTAAGCATAAACGAAGGAGATTCCTCTATGGAGACGGAAAAGCACTGGCTTACTAGCAAGACTATATGGGCGTCCGTTTTGCAAGTCGCAGCCGGCATAGCTGTAGCAGCAGGGTTCTTTAGTCAAGAAGCAGCTGATCAGATTGTATCAACTGGCCCCGATTTATTGGCGGGCATAGTGGTAAGTGTTCTTGGCGCCTTAAGTTTATACGGTCGGGTTGTTGCTACTACGCAGATAACCGCATAGTTGCCTCCGCCCCGCTCCCGGTTGCGGTGGCCAAGTCCAGACGTTGGATCGTACTTCGCTTCTCCGACGTCTGGACACCTTTTAGGTGATGTGACAGATGCCATTATATGATAAATCTGGTAGCGTAGCTAGGGTTGAGCCGGCTGAGGATATTGTAGCTGTTACTCCTAATGATAGTAACGATCTACCTAATGGTGTATGCAGGGCTCTTCGCTGCGTAAGTGTTGGTGATGTGTCGGGTATTACGGCCAACGGCAGTAGTCGAACTGTTACTTTATATCAGCAGGGCGAGATACTGCCGGTTGCTTGGAATAGAATACGCTCCACTGGTACAACTGCAGACGTGGAAGCTCTATATTGAGGATGGGATGGTACAAATCCTTACCCGAACTCTGGCGCGGAACTTCAATGTCCAGCTTATCAGGCGTGAGCTGCGGCAACAATTCCCAGCCAAATTTATGAATTTCGATCTTGGTGGCTACGAGATCGATCCCGCATTGTTTACGACTGGTTCGACGATGCCAAGGCGCATCGTCAAGCCGCGCAGTGCCCCCCATGTGGTCACCAGAACCTTACAGGGTGAGGTCATAATGCAACCGGGGGAATTGCGTGGTTTTTTTGAGCCCGATCTTTCCCCCGCGCAAGTCACGGCGTTCGATGCGATCCTGGCCAATCACGTTGAGACCGACACAACGCCACGTCAAAATGCTGAAGATATAGATGCCTCAATGTTGGCTGAGATCGAGGCCTTTGCCATTGGACCGCCTTGGAATGCTCAGAATAATCCCAGCCAGAACCAACATATAGCGAGGCTCAACCGTATGATCTTGCGGATTTGGAAAAAGCTCGATCCGGGAGAGTAACGCCGATGGCTGGCAATAATCTAGTCGATATCGAAAGCACAACGGGAGGCAGTGCAAGTGGTAGCTGGGCAACGGTGCCCGACTTGTCCGCCTCCGGCATTACCGTCCAGAGCACAAGCAGCGTTGTGCTGCTGATTGCCACGGTGACGATTGCCGATCAGTCAACCGACAATGGTGCCGATTTCCGGTTCTCGGTCAATGGCAGTCCAACCGGCTCTCCGATTGGCCGAGCCGGGAGTGACAGCATCAACTCTGAATCCTATTCGATGACGCTGGTCTGGGCCGTGGATGGCCTCAGCGGTTCGTCGAACTCGTTTGCGCTGGAATGGATTACCACTACCGGCTCAGGCGCAACCCCTGCAATTGAAACCGCCAATCCGCATACGTTGCAAGTCATCGAAATTGAGAACGGCGCAAGCATTCTGGTCGATGAATCGTCTACTGGCTCGGCAACCTCGGCCGCAACCTTAGCCAATCTCTTTCAAGCGACAGGCGTTGACGTAGCAGGCACCGATTCGATTCTGCTAATGATCGGCATTGTGCCGATGGAATATAGTGGGGACGCCGGGGTAAGCTTTGTCTTTGGTGTCGATAACACGGCGGAAGGCGCTCAAGTTGCGGTCGCTGTCGATGATACGCAGTTTGATAACAGCTTTTGCGGGATGCATGTCAAGACTGGCATCTCCGGCACACATACGTTCGAGTTGAAGTGGCAAACCGATGTCGGTGCAAATTCTCCTGTTTCAACGGAGCACCTTCGAACCTTTCAAATCGTTGAGATCACCGCAGATTGTTCGATCCTGGCCAGCTTGTCTGCGACATCAAGCTGGTCCCCTGGCGCATCATTTGCCAATGACCCAAGCTTAGATACGGATCAGACACCGAACGGCACGGATTCTCTGGTGCTGGCTTTTGCGAATGTTTCGCTAACGCCTGATTCTGGTGACGATATTCTTGAATTTGCCATTGGTCTGAATGACACCGAAGATGGTCCGTACACGCGCTGTTTCAATGACGACGTAGACATGGCCACTGGATGCTGTGTCGCCAAAGCTTGGACCGGACTTTCCGGGTCGAATAGCTTTCAGTTGCGAGGGCGCTTCCAGCAAGGCACGACTGGAGTAGACACTGGCTATTCACGAACACTTTTTGTGCTCGATTTCGAGACAGCTGCGGGGGGCGGAACGCCTGTTCCGGTTTTCCGGGAGCATTATAGAATGATGAAGGCAGCATAATATGCAATACCTTAGGCAATCTACCGCAAGTCAGTCAGTGTTGATTGGTCCTTTCATTGATGATACAGATGGCGCGACTGCTGAGACCGGCCTGACAATTGCGAACACCGACATTCGTTTGTCGAAGAACGGCGGCAACATGGCCGCGAAGAATTCGGGGGGCGGTACGCACGACGAATTAGGCTATTATACAATCACGCTTGACGCCACAGATTCTAATACGGTGGGACGTTTGCAACTTTGTGTTCAAGTCACGGGCGCATTGCCTGTATATCATGAATATCAAGTGCTAGAGGAAGCCCTTTACGATGCGCTGTTTGCCGCTGGTGCCGCAGTCATACCTGCAAATGTAACACAGTTTGGAGGCACAGCAGGAAGTTTTGCTGCCGGGCGACCTCAAGTCAATACAACCCACATAGCGGGCTCAGCTGTCGATACAGGCACTGCGCAGCTCGGCGTGAATGTTGTTCAAGCTGGCGCTACGGCGTGGGGTTCGGGAGCGATTACGGCGGGTGCGATTGCGGCTAATGCGATCACCAGCGCTAAGATTGCGGCAAATGCCATCGGCGCAACGCAGATTGCAGCGGATGCTATAACGGCAGCCAAGATCGCGGCCAACGCTATTGGCGCATCGGAGCTTGCAGCTGATGCCGTGGCAGAGATTGCAGACGCTGTATGGGATGAAACTCAAAGCACGCACGTAGCAGCTGGATCGTTTGGTGAGATGGCTACGGAGATTGCGGCCATCTTGGTAGATACTGCAGAGATCGGAGCTGCTGGAGCCGGGCTGACTGAGGCCGGTGGTACAGGTGATCAGTTCACAGCTATACCGTGGAATGCTGCATGGGACGCCGAGGTTCAAAGTGAGGTAACGGATGCTCTTAATTCATATGATCCGCCCACGCGCACAGAGCTGACATCTGACATAAATGGGGTCAATTCTAACATTGCTGCGCTTAACGATTTGAGTGCGGCGGAGGTCAATGCGGAAATTGACGCGGCGCTGACTGCCATAAATCTAGATCATCTTATGGCAGCCGCAGTGACTGGCGCCGACGTCGTAGACAATTCTGTGATCGCACGGCTCGCGTCTGCGTCGGCGACTGCTGACTGGGATACGTTCGATAATACTACAGAGAGCTTACAAGCGCTGCGTGATCGCGGCGATGCTGCATGGACGACCGGCGCAGGCGGGAACCCGCCACAGCTATTGCAAAGCACTACAATCGCAACGCTGGCTTCGCAGACCAGCTTCACGCTGACTGCGGGCTCAGCTGATGACGATGCATATAACAATGCGATTATAGTTGTTACGGATCAAGCTACTGCTGTACAAAAGGCGGTCGGGTCGATAAGCGACTATACCGGCGCAACACGGACGGTGACACTTGCAGCCGACCCAGGCATCTTTACGATAGCTGTCGGCGATACGGTTGAGATCATAGCGGCGTTGGGAGCCACAGGTAGTGGACCTACTGCAAATCAAATTGCGGACGCTGTGTGGGATGAGTTGCAAGGTGATCATCTAGGCGCCGGAACGTTTGGTGAGATTGCTACTGAAATGTCCACGGTTCTTGATGCAACAACAACCTCAGGCGTTGTGCTATCTGGGACTCCAGACGTCAACGTGGCACAAATATCAGGTGATGCCACGGCTGCAGATAATGCCGAAAGCTTCTTTGATGGCACAGGCTATAATGCAACAGCTAA